TCTGGTTTTCAAATGTATTAGGCGGTACATAGTCAAAGCTTAGTGCCTCAAAATCTGTGCCATATCTTTCTAGGTCCTCTTGTCTATCTTTCCACTGTTGCTTCACCAGCTCAGCGCAGGTGGGCTTCTTCTTTAATACTGTTACAGTCTCTGTCATGTTGTTTCCTTTCTAATGTAATGGGGTTGGCCTAAGGACTCGCACCTTTCGTGATGACTTTGTCACCAACCCCTTTGAAGACACCTTAGCGCTTTAAGTCATGGTGAACTTCAGTGTGGGTTGGGCCCTAGGCTTATTACAGCAATAACCAACCCTAGCAACAATGAAGGTTTCGCTTCTGAAACATCTCAGGATCCTTCTTCATTATTACTAATACTTATATAGTCCCACTTCATTAGATAGTCAAGACCTAAATAATTTTTCTTCCACAACAGCTTCCCACGCAGGTGGTGCACCAGTACTACTACTACTATAGTACCACGGGTCGTGGGTCGGCAATGCAATGGAAATGCAGACGGCTACCATCTCAGCTTCCCGCTGCGGGGGCAGCTACTGAAGATGACTATGATGACAGGGCTTTCGCCGATGGGCGATGGAAATGCGTACGACCAGCTCAGCTTCCTGGTTCCTGCTGCGGGACCAGCTCCTGGTACTATGCCTCTGGAACGGCGGGTTTCTGCAATGGGGAATGGAGAATGTAGTCCTGCATCTCAGCCCACGCAGCAGGGGACGCTGGGAGGGCCCAGCATTTACTAGCGTGTTTGGGGGACAATGCGCCAATGGAGGGGACAATGGAGGACGAAAAGATACACATCAGCCTCTCTCCGAGGATCTGATGCATAATAAAACTTCTCCCACCTTGTCTTGCATGGCTAAAATGCCACGATTTTTGAAAGGGACTTAACTTTGCTTTGTTGACTTTTGTTGACGTTTTAAGTTCTAACCAGAACATTACACCATCTTTACAACCATAACAGTCTGGCACACCAGGCAGTGCCCAGCTCTCAATACGAGTCCAATGAACATCAGACATATTCTGTTTAATGGAGTTCCAAAACTTACTCTCGGGTTTCATTTAAAAAACATGGAGAACAAATAAAGTATGAAAAATAACCACAGTATTTTTTTACCAAACCAAAATATAATAATAAAGAAAACATATCCGATTCCATCGGAAGTAGAGATATCTCTGTAATCTTTCGGAGGTATTGGAAGTTCAATAGGCTTCATGGACACCTCTTCATCAGTTCGGTCATTTGATTATAATACAACAACCTAAACTCAAAGCTCTCAGCAGTCAAAGCCGCACGCCTTAAATTCTCTATCCTACGCCAGAACAATTCGTCTGTCATAGGTAATGTAGTATACTCATATAAGTCTGGTCTAATTATTACTAACATACTAATACCTATATGATTCTGCAAGTTCATGCACCATGTCAACAATTTGGTTTAGTTCCACATGAACAACCTTCTCATTAGCATTTAATAATTCTCTAACTTCTCTTATAAAATCTTCTTTGCTTTCCATTACTCTTCCTCCAACTTTACTTCTGTTTCTGTATCTTCAGTATTAGTTTCATATGGTATTAAAGTTAACTCACCAATCTTATTGATTGCGTCTTGTACATCTTCTGCCTCAACATTTTTATAAATATCTTGAGCAGTATAACTTTGTATTACTGTATATTTAGGCATAACTTCCTCTCTTTCTAAGGTCTATTTAGTCCCATTCTATTTTATAGTCAAGCTTTATTTTCTAATTCTTTAACTTCCTCAAACGTAGTTTCAATACTGTACTGTTCCTTCAAGTCCTGTAGCTTCTTCTCTACCTCTTCTCTTGACATTGAGTCGATCGTGCCTGTAAGAATCTCTTTCTTGTCAACGTACAACCCAGCAATCTGTCCACGCCTGGTCTCCGCAGCTACAGCAGCGTTCCAATTACCTGAAGCAGACGCCTGGTCTCTGATTCTTGCCAATGTAGACAATGATCTTTCCTGAGTACAGCGATACCTGTCAACATTTGCTCTGATCTCAGAATCAATAGCTTTTGCAACGATCGGGTACAACTCAGGATTCTGAAGACGAGATGCCAGCTCAGTAGCACTCTTTTTGCTGTAACCAGCTTCTATTGCACACTGCGATGCAGACTTCAAACCCTCTGAATGAACAATCAAAAGAATGAACTTTCTCTGTTTTGGTGTTATTTTAGGGTGAAACAACGCTTCTGACAATGGTTGTGGTATATATACGTCTTTGTTTTCTTCTTCCATAATGCACCTTTTCAATAGATGTTTTTCTCAAATAATTATTATATTACTAAATATTTCTGAGAAATGCGAGTTTTTTTCGTAAAATATAGATAGTTTGTAACTTGTAAATAGTTGTAAGTTACAAGAAGTTACAAAAAAAGGTAAGTATTCTGCTACTTGTAACCTTGTAACCTTGTAACTTGTATTTTACTAAAAAAATATTTTAAAATAAATTTCTCATAGAAACATCTATAGAGAACAGCGTTTATGAAAAGAACTTTGGATCTTCACGCACTATTCTAAGTGCTTTATCTAATGCCTGGCGTCCATCAGTCATAATTATTTCCCATTCTTCTGCCGTATATACACGGTCTTTCTTAGGGTCATAGAATTTTATTGATACGTCACCGCAATGGCGACACTTATATACTTTTCTTACTGGGCTTTCGGGCAGTTGTGTGTACATACCGTTTTATCCTTTGTAACGGAAATAATATTACGTTTTTAGGTAATTTTTCCTTAAAATAGATTGAATCCATGACCTTCATGTTTTCTAGTCTATCATACTGATTCGTGGTCCGTGATGCGAGGATCGCGTCCAATAAATCTCGTTGCTTTAATATCTCTTGATCGCTCATCTTTTCTTTTTTACTGAATACTCTCCTAATCCCTTTTTCCTTTAAAACCAATACCTTTAGGTTTTCTACCTTTAGGATTTATAGGTTTTTTCTTTGGTTGAATTCTACTTGGATTCTTTGGCTTTGGCTTAGGTTTAATCTTTGGACCGTACAATCTTTTAAGCATGTCATCTACTCTTTTTCTTTGTGCTTCTGTTTGACTTTTACGAACTGTAGCTCTTCCAAGACCAGTCTGTGCTTCACCACCTAAATTAAATTTTTTAGGTTTAGGTCCACCAGCAAGACTTCTTTTTTTAGTGTCCTTTGTAACTGGTCCACCTTTTAAACTCATAGGTTTCATATATTTAGGACCTTTTGGAGGTTTATATGGTCCACCTGGCACAGGATCTTTTTTCTTTTTTGGATCAAATGGTCCACCTGGCACTATACTTGGTTTTCTTGGTTTTTTCGTACCTGGTACACCTTTTAATCTGTCTCGTAATCTTTTTCCTGTTTCACGATTATATAATGAAGGATTTAATTTTCTTAACTTATCTCTAATTTCTTTTGCTTTACTATTTTTTAGCAATTCCTTCTCTCTTCTAGTTGTCCTTTTTTTACCTTCGTTCATTTTTTTACTATGCCTCCACGTTTATATCCACCAGCTTTTTTAACTCTGGTTCTAATGTCAACAAATTTTTTAGCTGGGGTTTCAATGGTACTAATTGTACCTTTCCTTAATTTCTTTTTTAAATCAGGAAATAACTTAATCGTTTTGATTGTTAAGTCGGCGTCTTTAAATTTACCCATACCAAGTCCTTTGTTTTAGAGCTGCCGTAGTTAGGCATTTCGCTTCACAAGCAGCTCATGATACTAGGTATAGTATATTATTACGTTTGACGCAACTAAAAGGGTGGTTCACCCTTAAATTTTACAACAGGGTTACTCTGCCGAAATCGTGTAGTTTTTGAAACAGTCTGGGTCCAAGGGCGGTCCATAGTAGATCGCGATGGAATCTTCAGCGCCCTCTGTCCACGTTTGGTGATAGTACTTAGTTTCATCGAGTTCCCCTTGTGAGTCACAAACCTTACACTGGTCAACTGATTGCTCTGCTTCGAATGATACTTTGACATAACCATTCCCTTTACAATGACTGCATATAATCATAACGCCTCCATAATATATTTCTAATCTTTTCCCAACGCATACGGATAAACATCTCTTTGCCGTTCCGTGGTTCGCGTACCGCTATCTTAGACAATCTAGCATATTCTTTCAATAGCCGAGTTCTAAGAGGATTTTTCTTAGCCATGATTCTTCCTTTCTCATTTCCATGTACATCCAAATACAATACTCTTTGCTGTATACTCTATTCTTCGTACAATCATTAACATACATACGAAAGGGCGAGTGCGTAGTCCATAACCACACACACGCCACAATCGTGACACAAACTATTATGGTCTTGTAAAGTTGTAACATCTAATACAATACCAAACATATGTTTTTGTCTCTTCAGCACCCATCATATTATCCGTGAGGTACTCTTTATTACATTCCTTGCAACACTTCTTCTCATACTTCCATTCTGGTTTAAATTTTCTATACGACCTAAATTTTGGCATCAGTGTGTCTGTTCTCATGCTGCTAGTTTTCTTTTCTTTGCTTCTTGTTTTACTAAATATGTTATTTGCATACC